TCGCTCCAGTATGGGCTGACGTTATCAACTTGATGAAAGCCATCGAGAACAGCAACGGCACAATGATCAATTACTTGACTAACCCTAAAGTAAAAGCTGCTTTGCAGACTATCCCTCGCCAGTCTTCAGGCGTTGAAGGTAACTTTATTTGGCCTGCTGGTGGTTCTGAGTTGAACGGTTACAACGCAGCCACTACCACTTTGGTTCCTAGCAACTTGAGCAAAGGTACTTCTAGCACTTTGTCTGCACTTATCGCGGGTGACTTCTCCCAATTGATGGTTGCGAACTGGGGCGGATTAGAACTCACAGTAGACCCATATAGCGGCGCAACTGCTGGCTTGACCAACGTTGTGTTGAACGCTTACATGGATGTAAACTTGTTGCAGCCTACTGCCTTCGCAGTTTGTAAGGACATCGTAGCCTAATGCCCTGCCCGCTTGGGGGCGTTAAAGTTCCAAGTGCCGGGGGTGATCTTGACTGCATCGCCCCTGGGCCAATATGAAAGTGAGATTTACAGCGAACCCTACAGGCAAATTTAATTTGAGTTACAACGTAGGCGATGAAGTGATTATTGAAACCAAGCAGGCCATGCTTTTAATTGAGGGTGGTGTTGCTGAAGAGATTGCAGTATTGACGCCAACTAAAAAGAAGGCAAAGCCAGTGAACCCTGAAACCGAACTAGACGCCGAATAAAATGTTTATAAGCCGCAGATATACCGCCTTTGCAAATGTTGCAACCGATTACTTAAGTTTAGCGGATGCAAAGAGCCATTTGCGTGTAACTTCGTCATCCGATGACACCTACATTTCGGGGCTTATCTCGATGGCAATTGAGGCCTGCAGTAATTATTTGGGCTACTCGATTCGCAAAGGAACTGCTAAATATGGCTTTGACTCATTTACGGGCATGCCTGCGCTCGTGAATCCAGTGAATGGACTCAATATACCTTCGGGGAATTATCTGCGTTTAAACACGCGCTGCTTGTCTGTTGTATCTGTTAGTTATGTGAACGACTCGCAGGCTGTTGCCGCTTTCGATTCTAGCCAGTGGTTGGTTTCGCCTGACCCAATGGGCAGTTATTCAAGAAATATCTTTTTTGAAGATACGCCAAGCTCAATTACTGACGACGTTATTAAGTACATTGTTGAAATTACAGAAGGGTTTAACCCTGTTGGAACGTCATCTGTTGACCCCGACACAATATTCCCGGCAACTATTAAGCACGCGGCGCTTCTGTTGGTTGCTCAGTACTACGATAACAGGCAGGCAATCATTACAGGAACCATTCAAACCGAAATGAGCCTAGGCTTTCACTACCTACTCGATCCGTACAAAATCCAAATAATGATCTAATGAATGCGGGTTTAATGGATGTACTGGTGAGCCTGCAGAGCTACACCGAAACGACAGACACAAACACTGGCGAGAAACTGCAGACTTGGACTGAATACGCAACCGCCTGGGCTCAGCGTGTTGAGCAGGAAAGCGGAAGCGAAAACGTGAACGCCGACAGGCGAGAACATAAACAGATTGTATTCTATACGATCCGCTACAATTCTGCGGTAGGTGTTAAGCATAGAGTCGTTGACGATAACGGAGCGCACAACATTGTTAACATAGCAAATTTGCAGCGCAACCTATATTTGAAATTGCAAACCGAATTAACGCAATAATGGCAAACAAGCGCGAGATAAAAATGGACGGCCTTGCTGAAGTTATTGCAGCATTGGAAAAAATGGGCGTTGATGTCAAGTCTGAGAAACTTCAGAACATGATAAAAAAAGAGTCTCAGTGCATTATTGACACGGCCAAAAGCTTGGCACCTGTCAAGACTGGCAACATGCGCGATTCAATTGGCTTCATTACCAAAATGGATAAGGATAACAGGGAGCGTGTATTGATTGGATTGAGTGGTAATTATTACAATCACTATTTAGGCGTCATGTTTGAATACGGAACCGCTCCACGTATACAAGAAAAAACTGGAAGGTACACGGGCGAACTCGGAACACAGCGGGCATTCATGCGCCCTGCAATGGACCAAAACAGAAACCGTGTAATCGAAGGTATTAAAAAAGGCGTTGATCAAATCATTGCCGATTTAGCAAAGAAAAATAACTTAATATATAAATAACCATGGCAACTACTGGACCAGTAAACGGCACGCTTATAAGCATCTATAAAGATGTGAGCGGTACCCCTGTAAAAATCGCAAACGCGACATCTCACTCTATCGACATTTCAAAAGATATGATCGACGTAACCAACAAAGACAGCGCAGGCGCAAAGGAATTTATCGCGGGCGAGTATGGCTACACGTTGAACGTTGAAGGTATCTTTGAAGAGGACGCATCTGTATCTACAACAGGCCAATCATTCAAAGACTTGTTGACCGATCTTTTGGCAGGTACTTCTGTAACTGTTGTAATGACTACCAACAGCAGCACAGATCAAAAATTAACAGGCGCAGCTTTCTTTAGCAGCTTAAGCCTTAGCGCCCCCAACAATGACAAAGCAACTTTCACCGGTACTTTGCAAGGTTCAGGCGCTTTGACTATCGGCACCGTTGCTTAATTAATTTTCTTATATTTGTGGCATGAACCACATTACCATTGGGGGTGTTCAGCACCCCCTTTTGTTTAACATGAATTCGCTGCGCAACGTTATGCAGTTGGCAGGAATGGAAAATTTCGCAGATCTAAACCTGCAGAAAGACCTCGCTAAATCTATGGACTTCGCACTGGCTTGCGCATTCTATGGCATTGTTGAAGGCTACGAAGCCGAGGGCAAAAAGACGCCATACACTAGCGTGCAGAAATTGGGCGCAGCCGTTAAAAAGTTTACAGAGTTAAGCCCTGCGCTCGATGGATTCACGGCAGCGGTTACAGACTTTTTTAGCACAGACGAGCCAGAGGGAAAGTAAAAGCCAAGGGCGACAGCGCACCGCTAACTTGGCGCAAAATTGAGCGCATCAGTTACGGCGAACTCGGACTGTCTGAATCTGAGTTTTGGAAATGCACCCCACGCTTTTGGCGTTTGAAATTGGAGGGCATGCGTGAAGCGCAGACGCAAGCCTATAGAAACCAGTGGGAAATCACACGCTGGGCAGTTGCTACAGGTATGGCGCCCCACTTAAAGAAACCCATTGAGCCGAAAAGGCTGTTAACATTTCCTTGGGAAGAGCCCGAGTTTTTGTCTATTCACGAAGCGCATAAACTATATTCGCATGTCTTTGATAAGTTAACCCCAGACGCCAAGGCATGAGCGCACCCATAAAAATAGTTTATAACATTCTCAGCAACAACTCAGCGCTCACGGCCTTAGTTAGCAGCAGGATAAACCCCATACGTATACCGCAAGAGTCGGCATTCCCTGCAATCGCTTACAACTTAGTTAGCGTTATTGCATCACCTACCAACACAAGCCACAGCCGTACAGACTTTGCACGGGTGCAGGTGAGCAGTTTCGGCACTACGTTTGCGAGCGCCACAGCGGTGGCGGCAGCAGTGCGCACAGCATTGGAGGCGGTAAGTTTGCCGGGTACTTTTAACGGTGCGAAATGTCAGACTATTGAGTTTGATGGCGAGGTGCATCTAGCAGAAGATGAGGCAGGGTTTGCGGGAATCTTTCACGTTGCTCAGGACTTTATAATTAACTATACACGATAATGGCAAGGTCCTTAAATATAGTAATTGGCGCAAACATTGAGAAGCTCAGAGCGGGTTTTAATGATGCGATTTCAGTGATCAAAAAGGCGGGCGGTGAAATGTCTGCCGACGTGGCGAAGAGTGCAAAGAGCATCGAGGAGAAGTTAGCGGCGATTGCGACACGTAACCCGACGATGGGAACTGTTAGGCAGTTGACACAGTTGGCCATGGAGGCCCGGGCATTGGGTCCAGAGTTTGCCGCTTCTGCCGATCAGTTTATCCGTGAAGCGGGTAGAATTAAAGATTCTATTGGCGACGCACGTGGGGAGGTTGCATACTTTGCAAGTGATACCCGTAGGCTCGATGCTGTGTTGGGTGGAGTGCAAGCAGTTGCCGGAGCGTTCGGAGCATTGCAAGGGGCCACCGCTTTGCTAGGTGTTGAAGATGAAAACCTTCAAAAAACATTAGTAAAGTTACAGGCCGCCATGGCTGTAGTGAGTGGGGCGCAAGCCATACAGAACGCACTGCAAGCTGAGAGCGCTGTAATGATTGGAATACAAACAGCCGCCACGAAAGTGCAGACCTACGTAATGGGGCAGGCGACAGTTGCCGCTCGTGCTTATTCCGCTGCCTTATTGGCTACGGGTGCGGGTGCTGTGTTGGTTGCAATTGGGTTGGCGGTTTCTTTATTCCAAAACATGTCAAGCGAAATTGACAAAGCCAAAAAAAGGCTGGAACAATTTCAAGCCGTACAAGAGCGATCTCTCACACTCGGCCAAAGACAAATTAAAGAAGAGGAAAGAAAGACAGAATTGGCAATAAGCCAAGCGCAGGCGCAAGGTAAAAGTGAAGCGCATATATTAAAAATAAAAGAGCAGAGTTTAGAGCGTCAAAAATCCCTATACCAAAAGTATGGCAAGGAAGCGCTAGAGGCTTTGTTTGTGCAAAGACGTCAAGAGTTATATTTAGCAACTGGCAACGCTGCAAAGATTGCAGAAGTAAGCGCAAAATATGCTCAACTAGAAAACGATTTAAGGTATTCAATCAATAACGAATACCAGGGCAAAGTTGTAGCTCTTGAAATTGAAAAAAATCAACTGCTTTCTAATGCAAGAAAGAGCAATTTAAAAGATCACAAACAGGATCTAGACGAACAAGTGAGCGCCGAAGAATTGGCCGCCGTTCGGATTGCCTATTTGAAGAGTACCGGGGTTACTGAAAAGATTCAAAACAATGAGCGCCAAGGCCTAAAGGTAATTGATCCTGCGCCCATTGATATTAAGGCACCGCAAAAACTTGAGCACACATTTACAAAGATTGACTATGCAATGCAAAATCAACTTGCAAAGCAGGAAGAGTACGAAGAGGGATTCAAGAAGTCAATGGAGGGAGTTAACCAGGCGTTTAATAGTTTGACCGCTGACGGCCTCGAAGCGTTCGGCGTATTGTTGGGCGACATCATGACGGGGCAAGTTGGAAGTTTTCAAGATTTTGGCAAGAAATTACTCGGCGCGATTGCGGGATTCATGAAGTCTTTCGGGCAAGCATTGATTGCAACGGCTACAGCATCTAAGGCTTTTAAGGAGTTATTGATTTCAAACCCTGTGCTTGCAGCTGCTGCGGGTGTGGCATTGGTTGCAGGTTCGGCAGTTATTACAAACATGCTGAACAAAGGCCCAGAGATGACAGCCTTCGCTGAGGGTGGTATTGTTAGCGGTCCGACTCTAGGATTAGTTGGTGAATACCCGGGCGCAAGTTCAAACCCTGAGGTTATTGCGCCACTTGACAAACTTAAGGGGATGCTAAACACAAACGAGCAAAGCGGATACGTTGCAAGCACCACAATACAGGGGCGCGATTTGGCGATAGTATTGGAACGATATAACAAAGACAGAAATAGGGGATAATGGCACGCATTTACTACGGCTCATTCAAGAGCATTCAAGATATTGATTACAGGGTTGAGTTGTGGGATGCGCCAAGCGGTAGCACCACCTCAGGCACTGAGTTAAAACTTGCGGGCGATGGCTTTGTAATTGATCGCGAAGGCGAAGGCACTGCAACCTATGAAGAATTTTTAAGGCCATCACGATGCTCAACGGAGTGGGTGATGCCAAACAATACTGTACTGGCTGACTTTATTTCAATAAGCACAGAGGCAGAAAACAATTGGGCCATGATTGTGTATCGTGAAGATGCGCCTATTTGGATTGGTAGAGTTATTGCCGATCAGATGACGCGCCTACGTGAGGCCATCCAGGCAAAGCCACGCATAAAACTTGCGGCGGTCGATGGCTTGGAATTGTTAAAAGGATTTCGTGTTAGTGATCTGTGGTTCACGGACGGAATAATTACAGGCTCCTATCTTTTCCGCAAGTGCTTGGAACAAATTGAATTGAGTGAGTACTGGGTAGTGCTAGGTATTAATTCAAATTACTTTTATGATGCATCTTTAATGTATGCCAGTGCGGCCGCATTAAAAGGGATTCACTTGTTAAGCTTCAACCTTAACGCATTTGTGAAAAACTTTGACCCCATGAAGGATGTGCGGGCCATCGATGTAGATGCGGGATATTATGCCGACAGCAACATGCTCACCTGCACCGAGGCAATGGAGCAGATTTGCGCAGCCTTGCAAGTTAGGTTTATTCACGAGATGGCAGGCTATTGGATGGTGCCAGTAAACGGTTATTTCAATACCACGCTTGCCTATCGCCGTTACTCTTATACGCTCGGCTACCAAGGCACGGGAACCTATACCCACAGGCAGACATTGGCAAGCCCACGGCCACAATGGGAAGCCAAGCCATCGCTTTACTATCAGCCTGCTGCAAAGTTGGTGCGCATCGATACAGAGCGTAGGCTAGCAGGCAGCAAATACCGAACATATTTAAACGCTGTAGATACGATTTTTTCTAGTGAGTTCACAGGCATTCCAACGGGCACAACACCAGACGATGCGCCGATGCGGATTAAGGTATTAGTCAAGTTTACCCGAGCCTATCCCAGTGGCAAAGTTGAGAATCAGACGCAGATTAATTACAGGATTTATTTGCGTGATTCCGCGGGTACAATTTCCTATTTGCAAAATGACGGTTACTGGAGTAGCACAGTAAATTCATTTGAGGGCAAAGTTGATACACGTGGGCAGAAAACTACCTGGAATAGTTACATGATTGAGCACCAATGCACGACAGCCCCGGCAACTTATGACCGTCTTTTTGTTGACATTGATTATGTGTATTCAGTTGTTAAAACTTATTCGTCTAGCAAAGGATGGCAAGTTGCAGCTTCTGCAATCAAACCTTTTTGGGGATCTGTGCAGGTTGCATTTGCCGATAGTTCAGCATATCAAAACCCTGCTTT